GACGTACGCCACTGGGAGCACATCGACGCACTGTCTGCCGACGCGGCCAACTCCCCCGCGGTGCGGAAGCGATTGCGCGAGAAGGCGCGCCAGGAGGTGGCCAACAACGGCTGGGCTCGCTCGATGGTCGACACCCTCGCGCACGAGGTGATTGGCACCGGTCCCCGCGTGCAGGTGCTGAGCGGCAGCCCCGAGGCTGATGAGTGGATCGAAGATCAGTTCGAGCGCTGGGCCGCGGAAATCAACCTCGCTCGCAAGCTCCGCACGATGCGCAAGGCGAAGGCGCAAGACGGTGAGGGGATCGCACTATTCTACAACAACCCCCTGCTCCGCGGCGACGTGCAGCTCGACCTGCGGCCGATCGAGACTGAACAGTTGGCGACGCCTGGAATTCTTCTCGCGCCGGACCAGATCGACGGCATCGACCTGGACGAAAACGACAACCCGGCTCGCTACCACGTGCTGAAATACCATCCCGGCGGCGAGCAGTACGGCGCGCGGTTCGATGAGGAAGTCTCGCCGCCGCCGAGCGTTGACGAGGTGATTCATGTATTCCGGCGCGATCGGCCAGGCCAGCATCGCGGCATTCCGGAACTCACGCCAGCGTTGCCAATCTTCAGCCGGCTCCGCCGCTACACGCTGGCCGTGCTTCAATCCGCCGAGAACGTGGCCGAGATCACGCTGCTGCTCAAGACGCGGCATCCGGAGGACGGTGGCGCAATCCTGAGCGGAACCACGCAAGGCGAGCCGTCCGAATACACGGCGTTCGACGTGTTCGACATCGAGCGTGGAATGATTTCGGTTTTGCCGGCGGACACCGACCTATTCCAACCCGACCCGAAGCAACCAAGCTCGACGCACACCGACTTTATCAAGACCAGCCTGGCCGAGGCGTTCGCTTGTGTGTGCATGCCCTACTCGGTAGGAGCCGCTGATTCGAGCGACGAGAATTTCGCGTCGGGGAAGTTGACACGACTGGGGTTTAAGCGCGCCGTGCGAATCGAGCGCGATCTCGATTGGAATCCCGAGGTACGCCGCATCTTCGCGGAGTGGTGGCGAGAGAAACGCTATGCCGTTCCCGCAGCGCTACGGGCCAATGTGCGGCCATTTGGCGAGTGGGTCGTGGTCATTTTCTGGGACGGGACCGAAGACATCGACCCGGAGAAGGCGGCGCGTGCCAAAGCCGCGATGCTCGAAACGGGGCAAATCAGTTACCCGTCGCTCTTCGCCGAGATGGGCCTCGACTACGAGAACGAGCAGCAGGCGCAGGCGAAGGCGTTGGGAATAACGGTTGACGAATACCGCCGCCGGCTAGCCGACAAACTGTTCCCACCGCCAGGTCAGCCTGGTGCGAATCAATCCAACGCGAAGAAGGGCAAAACCAATGTGGATGCCGAGTGAGTTGACGCGCGAGCGAGTGCTGCGTGCGGCCGCCAAGCGCGAGCCAGCGATTGGCAGTGAAACGTCCATCGTGCAATGCAGCGCACCCATCGAGTGGATCGAGGCGGCGGCAGAGGACGGCAAACCGTCACTGAAGCAATTCGCGATGCTCGCCTACACCGGCGGTTCGATGGAGGTCGCGGCCTACTGGCGCCCGGTCGTGATCGACCTGGCCGGCCTCGTTGCGTCGAACGATGAAATCCCCGTCCTGCTCGGCCACAACACGAGCCAAATCGTCGGCCACGGCAAGGCCGAAATCACGGCACAACGCGTCAAGCTCGCTGGGGTGATTTCCGGGGGCGGTGACGCGGCAAAGGAAGTCGCGGCCTCGGCGGCCAACGGCTTTCCGTGGAAGGCGTCCGTCGGCGTGGTGCCGCGGAGCCGCGAATTCGTCGAAGAGGGCGCGACCGCAAAGGCCAACGGCAAAACGTGGAAAGGCCCCATCAACATCATTCGTGCCGGGGTGCTGGGCGAAATTTCGTTCGTCCCGATCGCGGCGGATTCCAAGACCTCTGTTTCCGTGGCGGCGAGCCACAAGGAGATTCACATGAACAAGCAATTTCGCGAGTGGCTCGAAGCAAAGGGGTTCGAGCCGAATGAACTGACCGACCAACAGGCCGCGACGCTCAAGGCTGCGTTCGATGGTGAGAACGCACCCGAACCGCCCGAGCCTCCCGCGCCTCCCGAGCCGCCCCCGGCGCCTCCGGTCGATCCCATCGCCAAGGCGACGGCGGACATGCGCGAGGCGCTGGCCGCCGAGAAAACGCGCGTAGCAAAGATCGCCGAGGCTTGCAATGGCAAGCACCCCACCATCGAAGCCAAGGCGATTGCCGAGGGGTGGACCAGTGACCGCACCGAACTGGAGGTGTTGCGCGCCGAGCGGCCGAAAGCTCCGGCGGGGCATTCGCACTCCGGCCCCGATGGCCGCCACGAAGTGATCGAGGCTGCGTTCGCGCGTTCGGCCGGCCTGCAAAACGCCGAGAAGCATTTCAGCGGCGACGTGCTCGAAGCGGCAGACAAGCACTACCGCGACGGAATCGGCTTGCAGGAGTTGCTGCTCGCTCACGCGCGGATGGGCGGTTACGACGGCCGGCAGAAGATCACGCCGTCGAACGTGCGGCAGGTGATTCAGGCCGCGTTCAGCACGCACTCGCTGACCACGCTGCTCACGACAACCGGCAACAAGATTCTGCTCGATGGATTCTTGTCGATCCCGCAGAGCTGGCGGCAGGTGGCCGCCGTGCGGACGGTGAGCGACTTCAAGCAGGTCACCGCATTCCGCCTCAACGCCTCGCTCGAATACGAGGAAGTCGGAGCGGCCGGCGAGATCAAGCACGGTACGGTCTCGCAAGAGTCGTACACGATGGAGGCCAAGACCTACGCCAAGATGCTGGCGCTCACGCGCAAGGACATTATCAACGATGACCTCGGCGCGTTCAACGACCTGAGGCAGCGGCTCGGTCTCGGCGCCGCGATCAAGATGAACAAGGTGTTCTGGACGCTCTGGCTCGCGACCAGCGACGCCAACGCGTTCTGGGCGAACGCCAGGGGCAACCTCGTCACCGGCGCCGCGCTCGGCGAGGCCGGCTTGGCCAAAGCCATCAAAGCCTTCCGCGACATGGCTGCTCCCGACGGCAACATGATGAACCTCGAACCCGAGTTCATCCTCGTGCCGACCGACCTGGAGTTCACCGCGCGGAAGCTCTACGCCTCGCAGGAAATGCGGGACACGACCTCCAACAAAACGGTGATGACGACCAACATCTACCAGAACAAGTTCACGCCGGTTGTCGTGCCGGAACTGGGCAATTCCGCCTACACCGGCTATTCGGCGACCACCTGGTTCATGCTGGCCAATCCGTCGATCCTCGCCTCGGCCGTGATGTGCTTCTTGAACGGCCAGCAGTCCCCGACGATCGAATCGGCCGACGCAGACTTCAACACTCTCGGCATCCAATTCCGCGGCTACCACGACTTCGGCGCGGCGATGACCGAATACCGCGCGAGCGTCAAGGCGACCGCCTAGTCGTTTCGCTTCATTCGGAGCACAACAACGCGTTTACCCCAACACAACCACCTCCACAAAGGAGATTCGAGCTATGGCTCAAACCCCTGCAAAATTCGTCCATGATGGAAAGGCGATCGACTACACGCCGACAAACGCTGTTATCGCCGGCCAGGTGGTCGAACTTGGCACGATCCCCCTCGTCGCGCCCGTGGCGATTCCCGCCGGCGTGCTCGGCGCGCTGTCGTGCGACGGCGTGTTCGATGTGCCGAAAACCGCCGACGTGTTTGCCGCCGGCGACACGGTCTACTGGGACAACGACGGCATCCCCGTCACTGGGGAAGCGGGGTCCGGGGCCGCCGACAGTTCGACCGGGAACCTCATGGGCGTTGCCGTGGCGGACGCCGCGTCCGAAGCGTCCTACGTTCGCGTGCGGCTGCACGCCATCAAGCGTATGGCAACCTTGGTGGCCGGCGACCCGATCACGACGACCGGCATCACAGGCGGCGACGCGTCGCTTGGCATTGCCGGCGCGGACGGAGCGACCGGAGCGGCCGGTGGTGCGGTCGCGATCGCCGGCGGCAAGGGCGACACGAATCAGGCCGGTGGTGCCGCCAGCCTGACCGGCGGTGCCGGCAATGGCACTGGCGCCGGTGGCGCATCGAGCGTTGTCGGCGGGGCCGGCGGTGCGACGGGTGCTGGCGGCGCGATTGCGATCACTGGCGGGGCTGGCGGGTCCACGAGCGGCAACGGCGGCGCGATCACGATTGCCGGTGGTGCTGGGACCGCCGGTGACGGCAACGGCGGCGCGGTGAACATCACCGGCGGCGCTCTGAACGGCGGCGGTGCCAATGGCGCCGTGAACATCGCCGCCGACAAGGCATGCGCCGTCACGATCGGGTATGCCAACGGCACGCTCAAGCTCGTCGGCATTCCGACCACCGACCCCAAAGTCGAGGGCCAGGTGTACGCCAACGGCAACGTGCTCACGCTCTCCGAGGGGGAGGGGGACGGGTAATCACTCATGACACTTGACGCTTACCAAGTGCTTGGCCGCGAGCGCCACGAGTATGTGAACCTCCTGGAGGAGTACCGCAAGCTCTTGGCGCTCGTTGGCCAAATCAAGGCGGGCCAAGTCGACCCGCAGACTGTGGAGATTCTGCCGGGCGACGCCTGGCGAATCAACGTGACGCTCGACGCAAGCAACCTCAAGGCAGATGACCTGCTCAAGGCAGTACCGCCATGTCCCGCGCCGCCGGACTGATCGACCACGCCCGTTCGCTCCGCATGACCATGTGGGGCGAACCGGTGACCTATTACCGCACCAGTACCGGCGCGGAACTCTCGCTGACTGCGCGGCGGGCGGCGGTGTTTGTCGCGGCAGGCGGCGATGACACGGTGGTTGACTCCAAGCATGTCGATTGGTGCGTCATTGCCGCCGACCTGCTCGACCGCGGCGCACGATTCACGCCACACCCTGGCGACAAAATCCTCGCCGCGGACAAGGACGGCAACATCCAGACCTATCTCGTCGGGCTCGCCGGCAACGACGAGCCGTGGGAGCCGGCCGACAGCGACGGCTACGAGCTGCGGATTCACGCGAAACTCTGGAACGAAGCATAGCACGAACGCCCCATGAGCAAGGCACGCCTACGAGAACTCGCCGATGCGGTGGCCGCGACCATCAACGCGGAGACGTGGGCGCTGCCGTTCATCGCGACGCGGTCTTACCGGCCGCACTACGTGGCAGCCAGCGACGCGCTCGAGGTGTGCGTGCGACCGTTCAGGCGTGAGCGAATCGGACCGATTGGCCGGCTCAAGAACGAGTGGCATTACACCATCGACATCGTAGTCATGCGGAAATGCGAGTTTCGCGACAACGACCAGGTGGACCCGCTGCTTGACCTGTCCTAC